ATTTACCGTAGGACCTGTTGGATGGTTTAATTCACCCAAGGCTCTACCTTTATTCACATATTCATTAATGTAACGGTTGGTTTCTTTGGCTAGAGTATTCTTTGGATAGATTCTACCATTGCGGTTCTTGATGTCAGATTGCATAAAGACACCTTCAATGAAATAATTCTTATCTCCATTGCCGACATTCTCTTTAATATATTTGATGTCTTCAGTTAGTTCTGTAATTAATTTCATTGTTTTGGTATCTTTATTGTTATACTTTATTAACGACTTGCTGAAGGGCTCTGTCCGGTTCTACGGAGATATCTTTGATGTTCAAGTACTGCAGTGTTCCACGCTTTAAGTGCCTTTGCATATAAAACTAACATTTCACCAAAGCTTGGATCAGAACCTGCAGGATAATCTTCCATTTTTGGACCCTGTGTAGGAGACATTCCATTAGGAAAATATTCTCCTGCTGTTGGTGGAAATTTTGGTCCACGTGATGGTGGAACGGGAAAGGGGCTGGCAGTATTAGCTGGAGTTGTACCCATTACATAATTATTGGTATTTGGAACTTTATATCCTGAGCTAGTATTAGCTGAAGTGTCTGCACGCATTTGATCTATTCCACCACCAGCTGCAGCATCCATCTCATAGAGACATTGTTGCAAATGGTTAATGCGAGATTGAAGTTGTTCTGCGAGGTTTTTATAATGTGTTACTAGGTAATTCATAGTGTTTCTTTCTGTTTAAATTAGATTGGAAGTGGTGGTGGAACGATACCAAATTCTGCAGCACGTGAACGTAACCATGCTTCAAATGCTTCAGGACTGTCCATATAATCATATGTTCCTGGTTGATTCCATGCACGTGGATCACGTGCATTTGCAATCAAATAATTCCAACCAACCATAAATTGTTTACCATTGTTTGTATCCCAAAATTTATTTCTAGGATTATATACAAGATCAGCTGGATTGACACCAGGTGCATATTGTGATGTAGGATTTGGTGAAGGAGTCATTTCCTGCGCATATGGAAGTGGTCGTGGTGGTGGGGTACCTTCATTTGATTCTGTGAATAATTGTTGTGAGATTTCAACATATTTTTCACTTAAACTATTTCCAACTTTATTAAGAAGTACTCGTGATGTCGTTTCTTTAAAGGAAACGGCATTTTCTTCAATTACATTCTTAATCATTTCTCTTACTGTATCTTTCATCTGAAAAGTCCTTTAGCGGTGTTGTAAAAATCTATATGTTGTTTAAAGTTGTTTGAAGATTCAAAAATAGAAGTTATCATTTCTTTTCTACTAGCGGTATTTAAATTATCAAACAATCGTTTTAATGAGGTAATATCATTTTCTGTAATATTTATAATACTTCCATCTTTTAGTTGAAGTTTATTCTTAGATTCTAGAATATTTAAAAAATATTGAAGATCTTTAGAATTTTCTATGGATTCATGCGTTAAAAAAAGATTCTTATTAGTTTCTTTCAAAACACCAGAAATGGCAACATTTAACTTAATTGATAGACTTTGAACTATATTCTTTTTAAAATAATCCTCTTCTCTTTCTAAAAGAGCTTGAATACCATTTTTTAAAAGTTTATAGGAAATGTCTGTCATTTTTGTTCTTCTTCTGGTGGAGGGACTAACCCCAATTGTTGTTGTTGTGCAGCAAGTGCAGCCTGTTCAGCTTGTACCTTCTGTTTATCTGCTGCCATTTGAGTATCAATTGTTTTAATTTCTTCTTCAGTTTGTTTCAAGATCTTACTTCTAACATAGTCAACTGAAAAATATTTACCAACATAAGGTTCTATGAAAGACAGAGTTTTCATACGTTCACCTAAAATTTCTGCTTCCTTTAAATCCCAGAAATAATTATCACTATTAAATACAAATCTAATATCTTTTTTTAACTCGTTCCAATCATTTTCAGTTACGACACCCTTTAGAATAAGTTGAACACGTAAAAAGTCAGAAAACATTTTTACAAATTGGTGACGAACTCTTTCAATAAATTTATAGAATTTTACTTCTTCACGAGTAATTTCAACAGAACGACCTAAATTAAATCCAGTCTGATCTGCTGCTAAACGACTCAATGGAACATTTAAGGATGCATAGAGTTTCTTTTTAAAGTAATCTACATCTTCAATTTGTGACATGGCATTACCACCTGGAAGGGTGGTAATTTCAGTTCCTCTTGAACCTTCTCTACGTGGCAACCAATAATCTTCTAAAACTGATAAATTGTTACGCTCATCTCGAACTTCACCAGTAGATTGATTATATGTAAGTTTATTTCTAAATCTGCTCATCATATCCCGCATATATTGTTCAGCTTTTTGTTTTGGTAACTGACCAACATCCACATAAAATACTCTTCGTTCTGGTGCACGGGCTACACGGTAAACCAAAAGAGCATCTTCAAGTTGACGAAGCATGTTTAATGGTCTAATTGCTTTATGAAGATATCCTAATACTCTTTTTGTATTAAGATCTACAATTCCAGATGGGCAATACACAACACTGTCAAGAGACAAATGTAGACCACTAGGACCTGTTGATAAAAAAGTATCTTTTTCAGTATTTGTATAAAGATAATATTCTTCAATATCTTTAACAACAGAAACGGATTGATTTTCTACTCGTTCCATTTCCTTTTTGACTTTTCTGATTTTTTTAATTTTCAGAGGATCAATTGGAATAATCTCTTTGATACCATCACCTGGTAGATCTCTATCAATTACAATATTATAAAAAACACGAGAATCAATATACCATCTTCTAAAGATTTCATAAGCTTTATTGTTGAAATCCATTAAATGTACTACTCTATCAAATTCTTTATATATTTTTATTTTGATAGATTCTGGAAGAGGTACATCTTTCAAATCCATTTTAACAACTTTACGATCTGTACCAAATACAATTGCTGCATTTACAATTTCATCAACAGCATTGTCGATTTCTGGAAAAACTGACATATTTCTATATTGAATTACAGACGTATTTTCGTCACGGAGATTTACACCATAATCGAGCGCAGTACCAAAAAAACCACCCGCTTCTACTGTTACAGTACCATCAAACATCTCGGGAACCGTAAACGATTGAAGAAGCTTATCTTCTTTTTTTTGTTTAGATGGTTCTTTTTTACCAAATTGAAATCCAAAAATGTCAAGTTCCATGTAGTCCTTTTTATGTCACGTTCTGTATATTTAGGTAGTCGTAAACCATCACAACATCAAATACATTTAAAGCATTCGGTCTATTCATATTGAAATTAATAGGATTAATAGCCTTAGGCCAGCAACCAAACAAAGTAATTTTTTTCAACGGTGTATCTTCGTCACCATTTAGATTCATATGATTAATAGTCCAAGTAGATTTAAAAGTTTGTGTTTGGTGTCTTAAAACTGCATTATTCACAGTATTTGCATCATGGTTATTTAAAGCATTTTGCCATTTTTGAAAAGCAGTCCAAAAATCACCAGGTGCATTATCATCCAATATGGTTATAGACCAAACAGGATATTGTTTTTCTCCTGGATAGTGTGATTTTCTACCTCTATAATCATAACTTAAAGTTTGTGTTTGAAGTTGTGGGATAGCAGAAGCACGTATATGAAACCTGGATACACTTTGTCCAGAAAATGGAATGCTTCCTGTAACAAAAAATCTGTTTAGTCTAGCTCCACCTTTAAAATTTTGTTTAAAATCATTTAGCATTAGTTTATATTTACAATGTTTAAGTAATCGAAGGTTAAAGTAACACGAAATACGGAAGGTTCGGTTGAACCCATGTCCATCGTTAAAGCCCCAACTTCACTTGGCCAACATTTATATAAAATAATTTTTCTGAGTTGATTTCCATTTAAATCAAGTTGCTGGATATTCCAGGTAGTTTGTAAATTATCGTAAGCATAATTGTTTTGGTATACTGTGTGTGTTTGGTGACCATCTAATAATTCTTTCCACTTATTAAAGGCTCTCCAGATATTTCTATCTCCACTATCATCAAACACATCCACAGACCAGTTAGGATATTGACGATCTCCTGGTAAGTAGTATGCTCTTCCTCGATAAGGTATAGAAATAGTTCCTACTTCTGATCGTGGAAACGATGACGCAAATATTTTAACATTAAGATCTGTATTAGATGGTCTAAGTACACCAGTTGGCCAAAAACCATTGACTTGAAATCTATTGGCTCGTGTGCCTCCATTAAATCCATTTTTAAAATCTAAGATTGAATTATTGGCCATTTATGTTAACTCGTTAGTGTGATATTTATTACAAACTGATCAACACCTAGCAATGGTTGGATGATTAAATCGATATTTAATGATGTAGCATAATCTGTATTATTAGATGAATTGCATATAACTTGTGCTGTAGATCTTACCATTGAATAAGAATATTGATCTAAAATACTATTTACTTCAGATACAACAGAATCTCTAGTTGATTGAATATTTAATTCAAAAAGATACTTAACTCCAATTTTAGTTATTTGTTGAGTTAAAACTCTTTTTAGATATGCTGCTCCAAATCGCTCAGAAACGGTAACATCAGATGCAGATCCAGTAGCTCCAACCAAATCTGAACCTAAGAATTTGGGTGTGTAATTTACATAAAAATTAACACGATTTGATCTTAATGTTGTTTTAACTGCATCAGTCCAATTAATTGAATTTATAATACCTCTATTAAGAACAGTAGACCTATCTAAACCACCAACAGTTAAGAATATTTGATCTAAATTTTTTGCTGCATTAAAAGCACCAGCAACATCTGCTACAGCTGGAATTTGATAATTTAATTCAGTTCCAGTTGATAAAGTGGTTGTTGAATACGTGGTTCCATTTACACCATAGATGTTAAAAATTCTATCTGCAACTGTGGCTCCAGATGTAAAATTAATATTTGCTGGATTACTAAAATATGTTGCAAAATTATCAGCAATTAGATTGTTTCCAGCATTACCTGATGGAAATATTCCAATCATAGCTGGTTTATTTTCAATATATCTAGCTAAAGAGGCATTAGCAGTATTTCCAATAAGTACTTCTATACTTGTATTGTTTAAACTTTCATATGTATCTAAACCAGA